TTACAGTCATCCCAATTATTTGGCTGTTGCAACCGGGACGTTTGATACGACCGGAACGTGGAGTACAGCCACTTCGCATGAAATCGCTACCGTAACCGGCTGTGTGAGAATGCTGATTATCCCAGAGTGTACCGCTACTGTAGTCTCTGCTTCGGATACAGGAACCATAGAATTGGGGGATGAAACTACTTTAGATAGCATTATCGCTACTTCAACGTGTGGCTCTGGAGCTATGGCAACCGGTGAACTATGGGTAGATTCCACGCTTACCAGGACGATACTCACCAGGACACAGCTAAACGCGTTAGAGATCGTTGTCTGTAACGGTAAAGACATCGGATATGACGTTAATACAAATGCCCTGACCGGTGGCGCTATGACGTTCCATATTTATTGGACGCCGATGGACTCAACCGGAAACGTGGCTGCTGGTGCTGGTGGTGCGCTGTAAACCTTAAACCAAGGAGAAACTAAAATGCCAGACGATATAGAAGTCGCAGAGCTAAGTGAAGGTGAGTCTTCTTCTGAGTTCGACGAAGCTTATTCCGACGCTATGACGGAAGTGTTTGAAAGCTCCTCAGAAGAAGAGGTGAAAGAGGATCCTGAAAAGGGGGCGTTGGAAGAAGAAAAGCCCAAAGAAGATCCTCTTGAGGAAGATCCCGAAAAAGTCAAGCCTGATGGTGAGGAGGAGGTTGACGAGGCCGAGGAGCGAGGTAAGGCACTGTTAGAGGCTGACAAGGTTGCTACTGAAAAAGCTGAGGCCGATAGAGTAGATCGAGAAGTAAAAGAAGCTACTGAAAAAGCCGAAGCAGCTAAGGCAGTCCCGAAAGCCGTTACCTCTGAACACATGAAGAAGCTTGGCGATATTTTATCGGAAGCCGATTTGCCTGATGAAATAGAGGTTGACGGTGAGGCCATTGATCTCAAGGAATATCTTGCTGTAAATCCCGAGCAGAAGGCTATTACGAGCCTGCTTGTAGAGCGTATCTTAGGCAGCATGGTAAGCTCCGGGAAGATCATAACCGATGAGCAGCACCAGAAGGATATGGGTCTGGTTTCTCAAAAGGTTCTGGACACGATTTATAATCTAAAGGTTGATTCCGCTCATTCGGATGTAGAGGAAATTATACATTCCAAAGAGTTTAAGGAATGGGACGGCAAGCAGACTGTAGCCGTTAAAGCCTTATTTATGAGCCAGGACCCCAAAGATTTTATCTTGGGCATTCAGAAGTACAAGGATTCAGTCGGGCAAGGGAAAACCAAAGAGGAAATTGCCACCGCCGATGCAGAGGCCAAAAAGAAAAAAGACGGCCACGATGCCCTCTATTCCGATACTGCGGGCAAATCGGCAGGCAAAGGCAAGGCCACGTCTAAAACGCCAACGGAAGGCAGTTATGACGATGCTTTTGACGAGGCTGCTGACAAAGCCGACAAGGAGATAAAGTGAACGCTTTAGAAAGCAATCAGTTGAGGTGTCCGGGGTGCGGCAGGTTGCTTGCCAAAGGCGATTATCCCGACAGAACGATTGAGATCAAGTGCCCCCGTTGTGGGGAAATAGTACAGTTTCAAAGGCTAAATCAAGACTAAAGCCTTTTTTAATATAAATTTACAGAGAACCGTTTTGAGTTCCTTAATCTTTTACACTTAGAAAAGGAGGAACTTAAAATGGCAGGTAATGTTACCACTTATGATTCAATTTCCCCGAGGACCACGGCGTATGCAGCCGTAGGAATGCTTAAAAGGGGTCAGTTTGATATGGTCGTTGAACGATACGGCCAAGCCAAGCCAATTCCCAAAAAGCATACCAAATCAATAACCTTTAGACGGACCAACAGTATTCCAAATGCAACTGCGGCATTAGCAGAGGGCATACCGCCCGCCGGTCACAAGATGACCGTAACCGATGTAACGGCCACGCTGGAACAATACGGTGATTTCACCACTATTACGGACGTTATTCTCGACACTCACGAAGACAACGTGCTTCAAGAGGCCGTCGAGACTTGTGGTGAGCAGATTGCCGAGACTAAAGAAGTTATCCGGATTGCCGTTCTCAAGGCCGGAACAAATGTCTACTACCAGAACAACGTATCTGGACGGTCGACCGTAAATGGTCCTCCGACCCGAAGTGATTTCAGGCGGATCTACCGGGCGCTTAAAAAGAACAAAGCCAGATCCATCACGAAGATTAACAAGGCCTCGGTTAAGGTTAGTACCGAGCCTGTAGCAGCAGGTTACATCGTAATGGGTTCGACTGATCTGGATGCCGATATTCGGCAGATGGACGGGTTTATACCTTCAGAGCAGTATTCAAACAGCGATAAAGCACAGTTAGGCGAGATCGGGAAGGTTGATCATTTCCGGTTTGTGCTGACTCCGTTGTTCGAGCCTTGGAACGCGGCTGGTGTTTCGGGCCAGACTTATCTTTCCGGTGGTGAGATCGTAACAAGTGACGCTCCTTGTGACGTTTATCCGATGATCGTGGTGGCTAAGGATGCTTACGGTCTTGTCCCCCTACAGGGTCAAAATGCCGTGAAACCGGCCATCGTGAACCCGAAACCGCAAGTAGGAGACGAATTGGGGCAGAAAGGGTTTGTTTCATGGAAAATGCTTGATGCAACCATAATTCTTCAACAGAACTGGTTAGCCAGACTGGAAGTCGGGGCCACAGCAATCCCGTCTTGATTTTAAACAGTATCCATGCGCGATTCCCTTGAGGAACTTTTGGATCATAAACTTTATATAAGGAGGGCTTTAAGATGGGAGAAATAATTGGAGGCCGATTTCATGGAAAGGGTGCGGCGGTATATGTGTGCATCGGCTTTGTTCCGGATTGGGTTAGATTCTGGAATGTGGAGCTAAACACTCCGGCCTATGTTGAGTGGAATAAAAATATGGCACAGGTGCTTTGCAACGAAGGTATCTTTCGGCCTGAAGCTGGCACGGCCCTTGAGGACTTGGCGGCAGGTGAGGGTGTTCAGACCTATTACGGCGGGGATACTCTTACATCCACCACACAACCCAGTGTCGTTTATGGCCATGCGGACGTGAACTATATCGAAAGAGACGATATGGATTACCGCAAGGGCGGTGGTGGAACCAAGGACGCAACTTCTGACGATATAGTCAAGTGGACGTTGGTCAGCGGCTATACCGGGCATTTCAACGAAGACGTTACCGGGACGTACATTGGCCCTGGTTCGGAAATTTGCATCGACGGCAAATGGTATTCTATCATGATTCTGGCAGCCGGACAGGGCGAGGCTACAACCGAAGTCACCCTTGACCATACCGGGGTCCCTTCCGGGGTAGTTGAGCATATCGGCGGGCAGTACGGTTTTCATCCGGTCCCCGTGGGTAACGTTACTCAGGCAGGGTTTTATATTGCTGAGACTACCGTCAACGCAAGCGGTCATATCGTAGCTTTTGAAGCTGGCAGGTATGATCTGTAATAAAATTAAAGGAGGAGTTTCTAATGGGGAAAATAATTGGCGGCAGGTTTCACGGGAAAGGCGCGGCCATATATGTATGTATTGGTTTCGTGCCGGACTGGGTGAGATATTGGAACGTGGAGGCCGCAACGCCCAACTGGGTCAGATGGAACAAAAACATGGCCCAAGTGTTGTGTAATGAGGGCATCTACCGGGACACTGATGGTGAGGAGCTTGCCGATCTTGCCACAGGCGAAGGCATCTTGCCTTATTACGGTGGGGACGTTCTTACGTCCACGACACAACCAAGCGTTGTGTACGGTCACGCTGATGTGAATTATATTTACAAAGATGATCTTGACTACCGGAAGGCCTCGAAAGATGGCGCCTCGAAAGATATAGACACATGGACTTTAGAAAGCGGCTATACGGGCCATTTTAATGGGGATGTTACCGGAACATACATCGGTGCCGGATCTGAAATTGTGATTGACGGTAAATGCTATCATATCATGATTTTAGCTTCTGGGGAAGGAGAAGGGACAATCGAAGTCACCCTTGACCATACGGGAGTTCCGTCCGGTGATGTGCATTTCATCGGGGGCATGTACGGGTTTAAGCCCATTCCTGTAGGAAAGGAAACCCCGGCGGGCTTTCTTATCAGCGAAACAACCAGTCAAGCGTCAGGAAAGATTATCACATTCGAAGCAGGTCAGTACGACCTGTAAAATGGAAAACAATAACCGAATCCCTCTGAGGATCAATAAAATCTCCAGGAGGGATAGTTATGCAAAGCCAAGAGGTAGAACAGACCCAAGAGCAGATAGAAGACTTTATCAAAGAGTTTAACTATTTAGGCAAGGAAGAGTTTAAGGCGTATGCCGAAAAAAACCTTGAGCGATTACAGGAAGCTAATGTTCTCGTTCAATTAAAAGCACAGACGAAACATGACAAGCTATTTGGGGAACCGCTTTTTAAGGCCGTTACCCCGGTCCCGGAACCCGTTCAGCAGGAATCGCTTGATCCTAAAGAATGCAACTACAGGGTCAGCGAATTATGCACGGCTATTGAATGGAGTACGGCGAGGCAGAAGCGAAACAAGCGATTTGTGGAAATGTTCGAACTTCAGGCGGTTCTTAAATCAACGGGACAGGCTGAAGAAATTACCCACGGCCTTTTTCTTAATCAGCTTGAACAGTTTGTCGGTGCCGATATTGCCAGGGAAATCGAAGCTCAGTTTAAGGCCAAAGAGAAATCCGGGACGGTCAAGTGTGATCGTAAATTCAAGATCATGGGATTCTGGAAAGTTATATTCCTGCCCAAAACCAAGAAAGAAGATACGGAAGATGTGTTTTTGACCGTTAATTCTAATTGCCTTCAGCTTCAAAGAGATAAAGCCGTTGTTTTGCCTGGTTCATATCTTGAGGTATCGGACAGGGGAACATACCCGACATTTACGCAGAAGCCCGGCATAGACCGTAAGATCACAGGCTGGATCAGCTTTTATCCATACAGGACTATCACCAGGTCCACAAAGAAGGAATTTGTAAAACAAAAGGCCGAGGGTGACAGATTAACCAAAGAAGCCAGGGAAAGGGCTGAGAGGATAGAATAAACGTAAACCCATAGAAACCCAGGAGGTTCGAGAATGAAAGAGTATAGATGCACCAAGTGTAATAGATTGCTTTTAAAGGGACGCGTCCTTTATGCTCAAATTAAATGTTCAAGATGTAGAACCTTACAAACAGTATGGTTTTTTACTATGCCACCTAAAAACGCAAAGCGCGAGTGGCTTTGGCCTAAGATTAGGAAAAAAGCATTAGAAAGAGACAAGTATAAATGTGTTTATTGTGGAAAAAAAGCTTCTACTGTTGACCACGTAATCCCCAGGTCGAAAGGGGGAACGGATGATATTTCTAATTTAGTTGCCAGTTGTAAGAAATGTAACAATGAAAAAGGTGCACAATAGAAAATCAGGGAGTTTAAGTAAATGCCTACCGCACTTTCAAATAAAGGTTTATTAGACAGGTGCAGCGAGTTTATTCTTGCGGATCCTACATCTCAAAGCCTTGAGGCCCTAATTAAATACGCCTTGGTAACGGCAGAACTTGAGATAAGGGACGTTGATATGGTGCCTCTTGCATGGTTGAGGGGCACGTATGACGAGCTTTTCACCAAGCCATACGCCACTATTTCCGCGATGACTCTGGCCGATCCTGGTGTATTTACGGCTGAATCTTCCGATGATGATGTCACGGGGCATGGATTTGACGAAGACGATATTGTTCTTATTGTCGGTGTCGCGGATACGGAGAGGCTGAACAACAGGCGGTTCAGGGTAGGCTTAACGGAGAAAGCCACAGACGGCAGTTTTGCCGATACCGGGACTAATTGGACTTCCGGCGCAGGCTGGACAGAGAATGTCGCAGTTACCTCAAGCGCGGATTTCGAGCAAGATGTTAGCGCGGCAAGCGGTAAAGTGTATAAGGTTGTCTTTACCCTGGCAAGCGTAACCGCTGGTAGTTTAACCCCTCAAATAGGTGGCGTAGACGGAACGGCTGTCACGGTGAGCGGCAAGCATACTCAATATATTACGGCAACCGGGACCGGGAACCTGAAATTTCAGGGTACGGCGTTTTCAGGGACCGTCTCTTTTGTCAGTGTCACGGATGCGGATATTTTAAGCCTAAACCAACTTGATGATCAGATTTCCTTAGATACGTCCAGTTACGAGGCCTACGATTCCGGGGGAACCATTTATCATGCAGGCATAAAGATCACTTCAACAACGTTTGAACCATCAAGCGGGAGCTATCAGTGGAACATAGGTAAAATCTTTGACGTAACCATTGACATGCTTCCCTGTGCGCCCATAAGTCAAGATCAGGTCAGGTCTGAATCCAAGTGGATGCAACCCGTAAGCAGACCTATCCGGTTTCAGCATCGGCAACATTCCTATGACGATCCGACTTCTATTGAGCATTTTGTCTTATTCTATCCCCCGGCAGGCCAACGATACAATGTGGCCATCCATTATGAAAAGGATCATCCAAGCATAACGACCTGGACGGCAGCCGTTTATCCGCCACATCCGGCAACTATACACGATTTTATATGGCACAGGGCCTTACATATTCTGGCAACCAACGCGGAGAAGGCTCGAAGATTAACAAAAGACAAAGGCGACAATACGAAGATCGAGATCCTACAGGCACAGCATTGGGCCGCTCAGACTGCCCAGGATGAACGTAAGATCATTTCTTTGAGCCGTAGGATGCTGGGGGATGGATTCAGCGCGAATTCGGGGGTGTCGGCATGAAAAAACTTCTCACAGCTTTGATTGTTTGTTTGGTTTTGGCGGTCTCTCCTGCCTATTCCGGAACCATTGCCACCTCAACCGAGACCGTCGCTGATGTGATCACAAGGGTACAGGCGGACGTGAACTCAGCCAGCAGCACTTTTTGGACGGATGCTCATTATATTCAATGGACCAATGAGGCCATAACGGAGATCGTAAACCGAACTCGATGTCTTGAAGAAACCGTGTTTACCGTGGCTCTTACAAGTGGCACATACGCTTACGCTATAGGCACGGCCTATGTAAGCATTGAAGCGGTCATTTACGATACCGAGGATACGGCGGCCAAGCAAAGATATTATGGTCTTGACAGAAAACGCATTATGGAGGTCGGGCGTAATAAAGAGACTGGCCACCCCAAGTCTTATTATATATGGGGTGATAAAATTGAGGTATGGCCAGTTCCTGGCGCCGACGATGCCACCAAGAAGCTATACCTTTACGCCGTGTCTTTCCCGGACGGCGTTACTGCAACCAACAGCGCCATTGAGACCCCCGCTCCGTTAGATCCCGCTATAACAAATTACGTGAAGGCGAAAGCATTATTTAAGGACAATAAGGAAAGTAAGGGCCGGTATTTCATGGGCCTTTTCAATGAAAGCGTCTCGGCTTATGTTGTGAATATTCTCAGGCGAAATGAATTGGATGTCAAATAATTACTAAAATGATAAGAGCCAAAACAGTTAATGATAGGTATGAAGAATTTGACCCATATCAAGGCCCTGAAAAACGATGTGGCGGATTTCTTAGGTTCGATAATCTCAACGTAACTGTTTGCGCTGCTATTAAAATGATTTTACCGATCGCAAAAAAAAGGGTTCCGAAAGAGTACCACAACCGAATCGCAATAGGTTTTGCAGAGCCGAAAGTATTCTTTGCCTGCTATGGGGAGGGTGGATTTGTTTCATGGAGGATGGTTCCCGTAGGAAAAGAAATGCCTAAAAGGGTAATGATCCTTAATCCAACATTTTAACAACCAGAGACCCGGGGAGGTTCATTATATATAAAAAAAGGCTCCACAAATGAACCTTAGAAAATTCACACTCCCGATAATAGCTTCCCTTTTTCTTTTCTTCTCTTTGGGATTTGCCCAAGAATCCCCCGAATCTCTTCCGGATAAATCTCATTCCAAAAGCTATCTGTTTACCGGCAAGTTAGATCGGGTTCAAACCTTTGGCGATGGGTCAGGGATCCAGGGCGCTCAAAACATGGTGCGTCCTAATCCGACATCTTCCTTTGGCTGGAAATGCCGGGGGGGAATGTTAGACCACAATACGACCGTTTTAGGCACGGCCACGATTGAAAGCCTCCACAGCTACTACAATGTGGATATGAACACCCGCTTTTTTCTGGCTCAGTACAATGACGCCATATACAGCGCCACGAACACACCTCCTACCGCCGGGACCACGTTTGGATCTTCGATTTATTCTATCACAGGCAGTCCGGGCATTGTATTTTCAGATCAGATAAATGGTGATTGGGTGGCCGCTGCTTCGGGCGGGATTGCCCCTTTTGCATGGTCGGGCGGGACCGCTTACCCGGACGGGTTTCTTGTCCAGAGAGATATCACCGCGAATGTTTATGACGATGGGTATGATTATGTCAGGGACACGGACGATGACACCTATATTATTGCCGTCCAGGACATAAGTACCAGTGAAGCCATGTTTGTGGGCTTCAGGCGCAGGATCGATAGCGTAATAGTTGATCTTGTAGCAGGTCAAGTCAATGACGTAAATGCAACGATGGCGGTAAGCGCCTTTCGGAGCGGTAGTTGGACTTCTGTTTCAGGGCTTTCGGATGGCACGTTAAGCGACAGCAAAACACTTGCTAAAGACGGTACAATAAGCTGGACTTATTCGGCCTTAGATCAGCCCTATGTGCTTCCTGGTACTCAGATTCATCTATTCTGGTATAAGTTCGCCGTCAGCGCCGACATTAAGGACGCTGTTCAAATAGCAAAGATCAGGGTGACAGACGATTGTCAAGCCATAACAAATCTATGGTCAGGGTTTTACGATGCTGTCAGTGGGGTCCTGGTAAGTGGTACTCCCGGATATATTGATTGGTCCGCAGAGGTCTCAGACTCAAGCGATGCGGTATACGCAGAGTTGGGAGGATTGGAGACAGGCTCTTATGCTCTGTATGTCGGATGTCTTAAAAGAGCGTTTGGCCTTCACCTGAAAGTAGTCTCAGGAGACGAAAACGATGATACGGCGGCCACTGCGACAGTTAAATATTGGAATGCGTCAGGCGAGGCATGGACAACCTGCGGAACCATAACGGACGGCACGAAGAACGGGACGTATTCTCTGGGTCAATCGGGAACTGTTCAATGGAGCGGGGTGGGGTTTACTGAGGATAAAAGGACTCTGGGCGGCATTTTAACCCCGATGTATTGGTATGAAATTACATGGGGTGCCACTCTTCCGGCCACGGTGAACGTCTATAACGCCGGGTACTGCGAAAAACCGGACGCTTTTCCTCAGTATGACGGGGTAATTGAATATAACGGGCGGGCCCTATGGTGGCCTGGGGACGATTTTGAAAACGCCTTAGATTTTTCTTATGGCCCGATACAGGGATATGAGACAATACAGGGCTTGCCTCATGTGTTAAACGGTCCTTTTGCTGGCAGTACGGGCTCCAAGTTTGGGCCGGGGGAAATCAACGCAGTTGCAAGAATTTATTATTACGGCATTGTCTCAACGAAAAATCCTTACCGACTTTACATGCTTGAAGGAAAAGTACCGGGGAAGTGGGACGAGCTTCTAATATCCTCAAATATAGGGGTAGTAGCTCCTCATACACTCCTGGTGATAGAAGATGCAATCGATTTGTTTTCCAGGAACATGGGTGTTCATTCCGGGGTTTTCCTCGCGCCTGATGGTGTTTACATGGTGGACGGAAAAACCTTGTATAAAATATCTTCCCTCAAAAACGGCTCAATCGCTGATTATTGGGACACAAATTCAGGGCCGTACATTGAACCGTCTTACGCTCACCTGTCTTATGCCTGGCTGAATTACCAGACCAAGACTGTTCATTTTGCCGTACCCATGAATCTGACAGGCTCCGGGACCCAAACGACTTGCAACCGGGAACTGGTTTTCAACTGGTCTACCCTTGAATGGTACGATCTTCATAAATTAAACACCCCTGCGGCTTGCGGATTAAGTTTTGTGGGAAGCAATAACCAGAGACTCACTTATACAGGAGATTATGACGGCAAGGTTTCCAGGTCGAACTACGGAGACGATGACGACGGATCCATTATAGAGCATTGGGTAAAAACCTCTGATTTCATATTAATTCCAGGAGAGGACGCCTTAAATCAATACAGTCAATTAAGGTCGGTCAGAGTAAAGGCTAAAACTGATGCCGAGGGATATATTGAAATAGAGGCGTACCCCGATGGCAAAACCACCGGGACGGACCTGCATACTGCTTACACGGTCAGCCTTATCAAAAGCGGGTATGATTATATATCCGATAAAGTCCCTGCGAACATAAAAGGGGAGACTTTCGCCTTTGAATTTAAGTCCGGCGTGACAAGCGTGGGGGCCTGCATGGACCTCATTGGGTACACAGTTGAAGGATATCCGATAAGAAAGACGCCGATACAATGATAAAACAACTTACAGCGATATTTTTCATTGCCCTTATATGCACGGCCTTTAATCTCCCGACAACAGGGGAGTATGAGCATTTCCTTGACTCAAGCCGAAAGGTGGAAGAATCGGAAGTTGAAAATTCAAGCACGGAAAACCCGATACGAAAGGCTTCTGAAAACAAAAGACCGTGGGATAATGAATCGTTTCTTGACATGGAG